TAAAAACTCGCGACGCATCGCCACCAACGGTCGTAAATTCTACAATGCGACAGTAGTGGCAGAGATCAAGAACAAGCTGGGGCTTCCTAAATGCACGGAGGCAAACAAGTTGGTTGTACGCCGCATGGCGCGCAATATCATGGAAAGGCATGGAGTTCGTCCAACCCATGTGCGACAGTCAATCGAGAAGATCGTCGCCGGTGTCTTTGTGCCTGACCAATACGATATTGAAGCATCAGCAATGTTGACCAGCAACGTCACAGCCGACCTACGTAGACAGGTTGACAATTCTGGCCCGAAAAATGGTTGGAGTGTGGTCAAAGATCTTTTCAGGTTTGGCTGGCGGCGGAGAGAAGCGTCACGGGTCCCCCCCGTGACGGGGTCCCCATGAGGGGGCCTTAGCGTGGTTGATGGAGTGAGTCACTCAACACACTTGAGTGACCCAAGGCTGCTCGTCAACCGACACGCTAGGGATAAGGCCAAGACCCGAAGGTTACACTCGATCAAAGAGTTGTCCGGTAACCTTTCCCTCGGGGTCAATAATTCGGACATCGGGACAGCGGAGTGCGCGTTGCTAACGCGTATGTATTACTGCAAAGTAGGTGAAAACTTTGTAGCTCCGCCTCACGTAGACGTAGGGAAGTTTGCGTTGACGTTAGCCAATTTTAGGAAGGAGCTTTTGCGGAGAATCAGGCCACCCACCAAGAGTACATTGCAAGAAATTGTCAACAGTTACACTGGTCGGAAGAAGACTATCTATGAAAACGCCTTAAAAGGGCTAACGGAATTAGGGTTGAGTAGAGACGATGCTCGTTCCATCATGTTCGTCAAGATGGAACTTGTCAATCCAGAGAAAGCACCTAGGTGTATCCAACCGCGTAACGCGAGGTACAATTTAGCTCTCGGTAGGTATATCAAACCTGCCGAGCACCGCATTTACGACGCCATTCGGCGCGTCTATGGGGATGGGCCAACTGTCATCAAGGGTTACAACGTGTCTGAGATTGGGGCCATTGCAAGAGGCAAGTGGCGGAGTTTCGCGGAACCAGTGGCAATAGGGTTAGATGCCACGAAGTTTGATATGCACGTATCACCAGCTGCACTCGCATGGGAGCACGGGGTGTACATGTCCCTGTTTCCTGGGGACAAAATGCTGAAGCGCTTGTTGTCATGGCAGATGAACAACAAGGGCGCCGCGTACTGTGAGGATGGAAGTCTCAGGTACAAGGTGCGGGGAAAACGGTTCAGTGGTGATATGAACACGGGGTTAGGCAACTGCCTACTCATGTGCGCTATGGTTTATGCTTATGCAGAAAGCCGGGGTGTGAAGATCAAATTGCTCAATAATGGGGATGATTGTGTGGTCATTATGGAGAAGACGGATTTGGAGATGTTCAACAAAGGTCTCGATGAGTGGTTCTTGGACATGGGCTTTCGCATGGTTGCGGAGGACCCAGTCTACGAGCTGCATAAGATTGAGTTTTGTCAAATGCATCCAATCGAGATAGGGGAAGAATGTAGGATGGTGAGAAACATTCCGACATCGTTACGTAAGGACACGATGACGGTGCACGACCTCAGCAATGCTGCCACTAGGGAGAAGTGGTGTACGGCTGTTGGTACTTGCGGCCTGTGGTTGACGGGTGGAGTGCCAGTTGTGCAAGATTTTTACCAAACATACCAACGCATTGGATGTATGCGGCAGAGTAAGATCCTCAATGATCCAACTTTTGCCACTGGCATGCGTCTGATGTCGAAAGGCATGTTGATGCACTACACTGAGCCTGACGCCTGGACTCGAGTCCAGGTTTATGAGGCTTGGGGCATCACACCCGATGAGCAAATTGCTCTCGAGGAGTACTACAGAAGCTTCACGCTCGATTCATCTGTCACCAGTGATGACAACCATAATGACAACCCTTTAGTGGATACCGTGTTGCCGTAAAGGCTGCGATATTCGAACAACCTTAAGAGAAGTGAAAATATCAGAAAACGACACAAACAATACAAAATGGTGAAAACTAAGAAAAGACAGGTGGTGGTGCAGCTAAAACCGCGGCGACGGGCAAATACTGCCAAGCGCACCACAAACAAAGTCAACCAGCAGGTTGGCGCAATTGGTCAAGCGCTTCGAGCGCTTGGGGGAATTGGCGGAACGGCCGTTGGGGGGTATTTCGGTGCTCCCATCATGGGCGGTACCGTCGGGACGGGGCTTGGGGCCTCATTATCGCGGTGGTTGGGAACCGGGGACTACAAGGTCAACCAAAATTCTTTGGTGACTAAAGCAGCCTCTGGCACCATCCCCTCCATGCACAAAGAGGGGCAATCAATCATCGTGCGACACAAGGAGTTCATCTCTGAAGTGCGTGGGGCCATCAACTTCACAGTCAGACAGGCACTACCAATTAATCCCGGCTTGCCAACCACGTTTCCGTGGTTGTCCGGGATTGCCTCACAGTACAGTGAGTACAAAGTTCGCGGTATGGTGTACCACTACGTACCCACTAGTGGGAATGCGGTGGCTAGCACGAATGCAGCCTTGGGGTCAGTCATGATCCAAACATCGTACCGTGCTACTGAGGCTGTTCCTACGAGCAAGATGGAGATGCTGAATGAGTATTGGAGTAGCGAAGCTGTGCCATCGGCAGATTTCTGTCACCCAATCGAGTGTGATCCGAAGGAGAATCCGTTCAACGTCCAGTATGTTCGAACTGGCGCATTACCAACCACTGAAAACCAGTTGATGTACGACTTAGGTCGTACCATGGTAGCGGTAGCTGGGCAACAGGTCGATGACAAGGTGTTGGGAGATCTGTGGGTCACCTACGAGATAGAGTTAAAGAAACCGGTGTTGACAAACGCCAACAACTTCAACATCCAAGCTTTCAGTGCTAGTAATACAGTGGGACTAAACGCGGCGAACCCATTTGGGACAGCCACAAGCGTCAACACTGCATTCAGTTCGCTGCCCGTACCAGTCACCTTCAATAGTACGCAGATGATATTTGGCGCCGGTTTATCCGGAACCTACATGGTCACTGTGTTCTATGAGAATGTGACTGCGTTCCAATCAGCTTCGTGGTCAATCTCCAACGGTACTCTAGTTGCTGCTGTTGATGGCGCGAGCACAATCGGTTCCACTTTTACTACCGGAACTGGCCAAGCTACCAATACAACGTGGTTCACAACAAACGACCCTTCCACTAGTGTCGTGTTGTCTCAGGGTCTAGTCACCCTAACCGGAGCTGGTGTTATTATGCGTGTTTACCTCACTGAGGCGAATCCACACAACATCGTTGTATAGGTAATAGTTTACCACTTGAATAAATACAGGAAAATATTAGCAAACATAAAAACCATAAAACACAAACACATGGGACACGTTAGGGCTCGCCACCCTAGATACTCGTGCAAAAACACAGAACCGTCATGAACGGATGTAATTTCACAATGTCAGGATGATCGTCCCGGATCATCAAGCAGATCTCACAAGACGGGGTTAATGGAACCGTCGCTTGATCTACCATAGTCTCCCGCCTTGGCGAGCGAACACACTCTTCGGAGGGGCTTAGTGTTTGTTTATGG